GGCCATTCGGTAGGAACTTACACGAAGACCTTATAGGCGTAGCTGGTCAGGGTACAACAATGCGTGAAGGTACAGAACCTCGTAACATCCTACACGGGAGACACGAGAATGGTACAATACATGATGAAGTAGGGATGAGACACTACTATGCAGAGTGGAGTAAGTGGATGGGTGTTGAAGCAAGCAGCCCAACAAGTTTGGCAGCGTAGCATGGAAGAGAAAGAAAACAAGAAACCCCTATCTATAGGCATAAACGAAAATAGCTTTGAACTTGTACTAAGAATATTAGGCAACGAGTTTATTGCAATTCGTATAGGGTCAACAAACTTTAGCGGTAAACTAATAGCTGGTAGCATTCTTCTACTGTTCTTTACCTTTATGCTGCTAGAAGTATTCGGACTATCTAGGATGCTAGGCATTGAGTAATGATTGTATTTGTATTATACGTGTACTTAGGCGCAAACGTAATAGACAAAACACAGAAATTTGTAGACGTAGATAGATGCCTATACTTTGCTGAGAGATTGTCCCGACAACAATCTGTTCCAGCGGGTGGTGGTAAAAGAAAAAAGATAACTGCAGTATGTAGACCCCAACCCAAGTAGGAACCAACCAACAATGATTGCAGAAACACTCGCAGGTATAGCACTTGTGAAGAGTGCCGTAGATGGCATTAAAGGTGCTATTACCACCGCTAACGATATAAGTGACATAGCTGGACATATAGATAATCTATTTGCTGGCGAAAAACAAATACAGCAGGAACGTGCTAAAAAAGCTGGTGTAGGTATAACAGACCAGTTTGGCGTAAGTAATGTAGCACGTGATGTTATTGATGCTAAGATAGCAGCAGAGAAGCTGCAAGAAGTAGCCACTATGGTAGACATGAGATTTGGTCATGGCACATGGAAAGGCATCTTAGCTGAGAGGCAGAAGCGTATACAAGAAGCTAGAGAAGCTGCACTTAAAGCTAGGCGGGAAGCTATACGAAGACAGAATGAAATAATAGAAAACATAAAAATTGCAGTACTAATAGTAGGCATTGCTGTGGTGGCTATAGGTTTCTTTGTATTTGCTATAACTGCATCAGCAATGGCATATTCATTATTTACTTGACAAACATAAACGTAAGTGGTATAACTGTACTATGAAAAAACCTCAACAGAGTTTAGCTAATTGGTCTAAGCAAGACTGGAGAACCAAGAGTGGCAAACCCTCCAAGCAAACCGGGGAGCGTTATCTTCCGGCATCAGCTATTAAAGCCCTCTCATCTTCGGAGTATGCGGCCACCACCGCTGCTAAAAGAAAAGGAACTGCTGCTGGTAAGCAATTCGTCAAGCAGCCTAAAGCGATATCAAAGAAAACCGCGAAGTTCAGACGGGGAGCCTAATGCTTAATTTACTTATTGGACCTATTGCAGAAATTGCTGGCACATGGATGTCAGGCAAAGTAGAACAGACAAAAGCTAATGCACAGACTAAGGTAGCTAAAGCGCAAGCTGAAGCTGTAGTCATGCAGAAGAAAGCTACTGGCGAGATTGACTGGGACTTGGAGATGGCTAAAGGGTCATCTAACTCGTGGAAAGATGAGTGGCTGACTATCTTGTTTAGTATCCCACTTATTCTAGCATTTGTACCCGGCATGGAAGATGTAGTAGCAAATGGATTTGCAAGACTCAACGAGATGCCTGAGTGGTATCAGTACTCACTTGGAGTTATCGTTGCGGCTTCTTTTGGAGTTCGTAGTGCAACAAAATTCTTTGGTAAAAAATAATGGCAGCACAGAAGATACTAGAGTGGAAACTGATTCCACGGCTGATGATGCTAATGATGTCAATATCCGCATGGAGAGTAGTGGAGTGGTTTATGACCCTTCAAGACCCGACAAGTCAACAAGCGGCACTGGTGAGTGTAGTCACGGGGGCCATGACAGGTGCATTTGCGGTATGGATGAATCACGAGGGTAAAGAGAATGAAGTACAATCGACAAGACCTGATAGACAAGCTAGTAGTAAGCGAGGGTCTAAGGCTACAGGTGTATAAGGATACATTAGGGATTGATACTATAGGTATCGGCAGGAACCTAGAAGACCGTGGTATAACTAAAGAAGAACTAGATTGGATGGATATACCCAATATAGATGTAGTCTATGAAATGGGTATCACAGAAGCCGATGCGGTCTACCTAGCAGAGAATGACGTACAGATAGTCGAAGAGGAACTGGTACGTGCGCACCCTTGCGTGGACAGTCTGGACGCTGTACGTCAGCTTATTGTCATAGACATGGCGTTTAACATGGGTGTACCTAGATTGAATAAGTTTAAAATGATGTGGGCAGCTATCCATGATAAGGACTACCCAACTGCAGCAAAAGAAATGTTAGACAGTAGGTGGGCTAGACAAGTAAAAGGACGGGCCACCAAATTAGCTAACGCAATGCACAACGGAGAATTTTAAATGGCTGGTGCTAAAACATACAAATCTACGTATAAAGGTGAAGGTGGTTTATTTCGTCCTGCAGGTACTTCAGGCCAAACATACAAGGGTAAGAAAAAGAAAGAGACAAAATTTCTTGACCCGTATAGAATAGTAAATTTTATTAAGAAGGCATTAGATTAATGGCACGACAACTCACTGACAAACAACAGACACTACTCAACGTACTCTTTGAAGAAGCTGGCGGTGATTTGGTGCAAGCAAAGAAACTGGCAGGATATGCTGACACTTCTAGTACTTCAGAAATTGTTAAAGGTCTTAAAGAAGAGATACTTGAGGCTACTCAAATGTACATGGCACGTAATGCGCCGAAGGCAGCTATGGCTATGGTAGGCGGGTTACATGACCCAACTGAACTAGGTATACGTGATAAGATGGCTGCAGCTAAAGAATTGCTTGACCGCACAGGTTTGGTTAAGACTGAGAAGATGCAGGTAGAAGCATCAGGGGGTGTCATGCTTATGCCACCTAAAGCTGTAGTGGAAGACGATGACTAGAAGCATAGGCAAGTGGAAGCTACCACAGCCAACAGATATTAAAGAACAAAACGAGTGGGTAGCTATACCACGTATTGCACGTACAGTACCATTCGGATATAAACAGGATGAAGCAGACCCCGACCTTCTGCAACCTATACAGATTGAATTAGATTTACTTGAGAAGGCACGTAGCCACGTAAATCAATACAGTTATCGTGAAGTAGCAAACTGGCTCAGTGCGCAGACAGGCCGCTACATATCCCATGTAGGGTTAAGGAAAAGGTTAGCTAATGAGCGAAGACGTAAGAACCAAGCTACGAGCATCCGCAAGTGGGCAGAATATGCGGAAAAGGCAATCGCCAAAGCGAAAGCCCTTGAAGAAGAAAGAACAGGTTCAAGAGCCAACGGTTGAGATACAACCGATAGAGTATGAAACACAGGCTATAGAAGAGACAGCTAATGTACTCTTTAAACCTAATCCCGGCCCACAGACAGACTTCTTAGCTGCAGCGGAACGAGAGGTGTTATATGGTGGAAGTGCTGGCGGGGGTAAGTCCTATGCTATGCTCTCTGACCCACTACGCTACATGGGGCATCCCGCATTTAGTGGGTTGCTTTTGCGACATACAACGGAAGAGTTAAGAGAACTCGTATTCAAGTCGCAGGAGTTATACCCGAAAATCTGGCCCGGTATTAAGTGGTCAGAAAGAAAGATGCAGTGGACTGCGCCATCTGGTGCAAGGTTGTGGATGTCTTACCTCGACAGAGATGATGATGTCTTGCGTTATCAGGGTCTAGCGTTTAGCTGGATAGGGTTTGACGAGTTAACACAATGGGCCACACCATACGCATGGAATTATATGCGGTCTCGTCTAAGGTCCACTGCAGCAGATTTGCCAATTTATATGAGGGCTACGACCAACCCCGGCGGCAGAGGTCATCATTGGGTTAAGAAGATGTTCATTGACCCTGCGCCTTACAACAGAGCCTACGATGCAACCGATATTGAAACAGGAGAAGTTCTTAGATACCCAGCAGGACACGCAAAGGCTGGAAGACCTTTATACAAAAGAAGATTTATACCCGCAAGACTTTCTGATAATCCATACCTTGCGGAATCGGGTGACTACGAAGCCATGCTTCTCTCCATGCCAGAGCAACAACGAAGACAGCTTTTGGATGGGGATTGGGACATCAAAGAAGGCGCGGCTTTTACTGAGTTTGACCGTAACATTCACGTTGTTGAGCCTTTTGATATTCCTAGTAATTGGGTTAAGTTTAGGGCTTGCGATTACGGTTACGGCAGCAAGTCTGGCGTTGTCTGGTTTGCTGTTGCACCTAATGAACAACTTGTGGTATATAGAGAACTCTACGTATCTAAAGTCCTTGCCACAGATTTGGCAGATATGATACTGGATGTAGAGGCTGGTGATGGAAATATTAAGTATGGTGTTTTGGACAGTTCTCTTTGGCACAAGCGTGGTGACACTGGCCCTTCTCTTGCTGAACAAATGATTATGAAAGGCTGTCGTTGGAGACCCTCTGACAGAAGCCGTGGTAGTCGTATATCAGGCAAGAACGAAATACATAGGCGTTTACAGGTAGACGAATTTACAGAGGAGCCAAGACTTGTTTTCTTTAATTCTTGCACAAATACCATCTCACAGTTACCCGCCATACCGTTGGACAAGAAAAACCCGGAAGACGTGGATACAAATGCTGAAGACCACTTGTATGATGCGCTGAGATATGGTATAATGAGCAGACCGCGATTTAGTATATTTGACTATGATGCTCGTGGTGGCCCTAGAAATAGTATGCCAGTTGCAGACGCAACCTTTGGATATTAAGGATATATTATGAACGATGACGATATGATGATTGAGGACGATGCAATTGCATTGGAAGATACAGATGATACTGTAGTAGAAGACGCAGATGTATCTTCTATTATTCCGTTTATTCAAAGTCGCTACCTACGTTCTGAAGATTATCGTGAACAGGATGAGAATAGATGGCTACGTGCTTATCGTAATTATCGTGGACTGTATAGTAATGATGTGCAGTTTACTGAAGCTGAGAAGTCTCGCGTATTTATTAAAGTAACTAAGACTAAGACATTAGCAGCTTATGGTCAGATTACTGATGTGCTGTTTGCTAATAGTAAGTTTCCTCTATCCATTGACCCTACAGGATTACCTGAAGGTGTAGTAGAAGATGTACACTTTGACCCAAAAGAACCAGAGCAAATGCAGACTGACCCGAATGTTAGTCCTTATGGATTTGCAGGAGATGGTCGTGATTTAGAGCCGGGTGATACTGCCGTTACGTTAAGTGAAAAACTAGGCGTAATGCAAAATAAATTAGAGCCTGTACAAGATAAACTAAGAGAAGGTCCGGGAAGAACACCTACAGCTATTGCCTTTAGTC